ACAGAAAATCATAGATGATTTTTTGGAAACGAAAGCGTATAGAGAAAAAAGAAAGTCTCAAAACAGAGGAAGAGCAGCTACAAAATCCGAGGTGGCAGATGCTGTTACTGGATTCTTATCCGGCGAACCCATCTCTACAATCGCAGCCGGATTGTATCGTTCACCCGGATTTGTTAAAAGCATTATCGAAAAAGTGGGTGTACCTCAAAAAGAAGACGGACGGTACGATTACTTACCAGAGGAATGTGTGGCCGAATCGTTCGAAAAAGGCGAAATAGTATGGTCGGCCAAATATCATGGCCCTGCCATAATTCGGGCAGAATTATCAGTAGATTATCAAGCCGAAAGACCGGGATATAAAGATGTAAATTACGAAAAAAAGTATGGTAGTAAGGCTTACAATATTTGGGTACTTGAAAAAGTAGATGATGATTACAGTGAAAGATGGACAACTGCAACTGGAGGTGGGTTTGCTGCAACTCAGTTAGCTTATGATTTAGGTAAGTTATCTCACCTTCAAGAATACGGAGTTGATTTATCACGTATCTAAAAATATTTCTTGACTTTTATCTTCAATACAAGTATAATATGTGAATTGAAGATGAGGAAACCAATGGGCGACCGATTTTATTTATCACAACTAGCCGCGACAGGATCGTGTCCTGGAGCAAAACTTACACAACTTAGAAGGAAACGTAAAATGGCGTGGACCGACGAAAAGAAGGCAGAAGTAATTGAAGCATATGAAGCTGCCAATCCTACTCCAGAAACCTCGATGGAGATCGTCAAAGATATTGCAGACGAATTTGAAGAATCACCTAACGGTGTTCGTATGGTGCTTACAAAAGCAGGTGTTTATGTAAAGAAAGCCCCCGCTTCTGGTGGCAGCAAAGCCAGCTCGAGTGGTGGTAGCGGTGGGCGCGTTTCTAAAGCCGCTGCTATTGAAACTCTTTCTGCCGCAATTTCTGATGCAGGTCAGGAAGTAGATGAAGAAATTGTTAGTAAGCTGACGGGTAAAGCTGCTGTTTACTTTGCTGGTATTATTGCTGCTGTAAACTCATAACTTTTATTTATGTGACCACTCTCTTTCGGGGGAGTGGTTTTCTGCTATCTAAAGAAAATACCTTAGACCCGGGACAGTAAAAAATTTTACTAACCTGCTACACTAAGGAGTATTTGTGAAAAAAGAAGAATTAGCAGATCTTGTAAATGACTACGGCGATGCCGTGATTACGTATAGAAGTGAAAATAGTAATAAATTAAAATACAATGTTTGTACATTGGACTTTACTACGCCTTATATTCAAGGAAAGAAGAACAGGGCAAAAGAAAGTGCTGAAACTTTATTACTGTTTTGTTGGGATACAGACTCTTTTAGGTTACTAAAACCAAATAATGTAACCAGTGTCGTGCCGTTAGCTTCTATACTTAAAAATGGGGATTAAAAATGGAACTTTACGCATCTCCCGAATTATATGAAAGAGTTATACACTACGACGAGGAACGAGAGCTACAAGTTAGATTAACTGTTAGTACTTTTCGAGGAGTAGAATACTTACATTTACGAAAATATTTTTTAAGTTTTGAAGAGGAATGGTGTCCTACACCTGATGGAATCGCATTTCCACTAGACTTTAATAATAGTAGAGAGCTTTTTTCAGGTTTAGTAGAAATATTAAGCCTGGCTGAAAGTAAAGAAATTATTGAAGAACATTTTTCAGACCTTCTCCAGGACTTATACACAAAATAATTCTTGACTTTTCTTTCTCTTTTCTGTATAATATATGTTCTGAGTGAGGATAGTAAATGAAAGATTTTATTGAAAAAGCAGCGTGTGCTTATTACTCTGGGTATCCTATTATTTCGGATGAAGAGTTTGACGCAATTGTTGCAAAGTACAACTACAATGCTGTTGGTCATCAGGTTACTGATGGCGTTCCGCATATGTTCCGTATGTACTCACTTCAAAAAGTTTTTAGCTTAGATGACATTCCTACTCCCAACTCAAAGTACATTCGTACTCCGAAGTTGGATGGCGCTGCTGTCTCTTTACTTTATGTAAATGGGCACTTCGCACTCGGATTGACACGAGGAGACGGTAATCTTGGCCGAGATATTACCACCAAACTTGAAGAGTTAGTACCTAGTATGATTCCTATGAAGGGAGAAGTACAGATTACTGGCGAAGTAGTTTGTCCCTCGTCTGTCCCCAATGCTCGTAATGTCGCCTCGGGGTCGCTAAACCTCAAAGATATTCATGAATTTCGGGCAAGAGCCCGGGATTTAGTCTTTGTTGCTTACGACATGCAGTTTGAAAAAGACTACTCAAACTACATTGACGCTATGAATGCATTGGCCCATGAAGGCTTTAATGTTGTTACTACCTTCGACCACTCTAACTATCCTACGGATGGTTGGGTGTACCGTATTAATGACCAGAAGTCTTTTCAAAAAATGGGATATACAGCTCATCACCCTCGCGGCGCTTTTGCTCTTAAAGAGCAGAAAGAGGGCGTACATACAGAATTGCTCGATGTTGTGTGGCAAGTTGGTAAATCAGGTGTAGTCAGCCCAGTTGCCATTCTTGATCCGGTCGAAGTGGAAGGTGCTCTCGTGAGCAGGGCAACTCTACACAACATTGAGTACATTCGCTCCCTAGAACTAGAAATAGGATGCACTGTCGAAGTAATTCGGAGTGGAGAAATTATACCTCGAATTTTAGGACGGGTAGACCTTCCAAAAAATAGTTCTTGACTTTTATCTCATATTTTCGTATAATATATTTAACTTTTTCGGAGAACTAAAAATGTTCATAGAGATTGTGCCCCCTACGGACTGTCCGTCCTGCGGGTCTGCGCTTCAGTGGATAAATCACATCTTATATTGTAAGAGTGAGTCATGTGAAGCTCAAAAATCAAAGAAAATTGAACATTTTGCAAAAACTCTGAAGATTAAGGGCTTAGGCCCTGCCGCTATCGAGAAACTAGAAGTTGAAGATTTTGACGAAATATATTCTATCTCTTTAGAGTATATTTGCGATCGTCTAGGAGATAAATTGGGTACTAAACTGTACAAAGAAATAAAAAACTCGGCTTCTGCCCCTCTTGATATGGTACTCCCTGCTTTTGGTATTCCCCTAATCGGAAAAACGGCAACGAAGAAGCTGTCTGAGACTATTAAATCTATTACTGAAATTACACCAGACACTTGTACGCGTGCCGGATTGGGTCCAAAAGCTACCGAGAGCCTATGCAATTGGCTAGATAGACACTTTTATTGCTTTTATGACGGTGCGCTACCGTTTGATATGAAGTTCAAAGAAAGTAGTCCTGGCCTTAAAGTTGCAGGCGTTGTTTGCATTAGTGGACGTTTGAAGAGTTTCAAAACTAAAGCTGATGCAACTGAAGCATTGTCAGAAGCAGGTTTTATAGTAAAACCTAATTTGACTAAAGATGTGACAATTCTTGTGAACGAAAGTGGTATTGAATCGTCAAAAACTAAACAAGCCAGCCAGTCTGGTATAACTATCATTACAGATTTACAATCTTTTTTGGAGAAAAAATATGGCACTTCCCAAGTGGACTGATGAGCGTACTGCAGAACTCACCTCTTTTGTAGGTAATGAGTCTCCAGTATCTCAAGAAACTGTAGCAGAAGCTGCGGACCGTCTCGAAACTTCGACTCGTTCTGTATCTTCCAAGCTGCGTAAAATGGGCTTTGAAGTAGAGCTGGCATCTGCCCGCGCTTCCAAGTCTTTCACTGAAGCTCAAGAATCAACTCTCGTTGCTTTCTTGGAGTCAAACAGTGGTGAGTATACTTATGCTCAAATCGCTGACCATTTTGAAAATGGCGCGTTCTCTGCCAAGCAACTGCAAGGCAAAATTCTTTCTATGGAGCTTACCGCTCATGTCAAGCCTGCTCCCAAGGTGGAGTCAGTTAAGACTTACTCAGATGCCGAAGAAGCAACTTTTGTTTCTATGGTAAATGATGGCAAGTTCGTAGAAGAGATCGCTGAAGCTCTCGGCCGTTCTGTTAACAGCATTCGTGGTAAGGCTTTGAGCCTTCTTCGTTCTGGTGACATTGACGCTATTCCGCGTCAAGAGACTACTAAGGGTTCTGCGAAAGCTGATCCTTTTGAAGACTTGGGCGACATCTCTGCCATGACGGTAGAGGCCATTGCCGAAGCTATTGGCAAAACTGCTCGCGGTGTTAAGACTATGCTGACTCGTCGTGGTTTGGCTGCTGCCGACTATGACGGTGCTGCAAAAGCTGCAAAAGCTGCAGAGTAAAACCTATTTATAGGTGAGCTGGCTTTCTTAGGAAGGCCAGCTTTTTCGTGTTCGTTGGGGAGATATAGTTGAACGTCGCTAGTGCGCTCATTAAGCAAATTATTACGCTTCAGGATTTTGAAACCTGGAGTTATGTGCGTAAGCACTATTTGCCAAAAGAGTATCACACTATATTTTCCGTAGTAGATAAGCACTGTGAAACTTACCACAAACTCCCATCACTTGACGAACTTAAATTATCTACAAGAGACACAAATACTCTTGATAAGATATATGCTATTGAAAGTGTAGAGGTTGATACCGACCCCTACATTCTTCTACAGTATCTAAAGAATGAATTCACTCAGAAGGAAATTTTGAGCGAACTTGATGATTATGTAGAAAATTCAATATCTTTTGAAGATGCAGAAGAGAGTGTACAACACCTTCATGACATCATTATTCGAGTCGAAGAAAAAGTAGAACTCGAAGAGCCTCAGGAAAGTATGCAACGTATTTCTCTGTTTGAGGCAGAAGAAGAACTTGGAAAGTACCTGCGCCTCGGTTTGAATACTCGATACGACGATCAAATCCAATTCTCCCCTCGGGATTTGATTTTAGTAGGAGGTCGCCGAGGCGCAGGGAAATCCCTTACCTGTGCAAATATAGCCAACTCTGTATATGAAAGTGGTAAATCTGCTTTATACTTTACTATTGAAATGGACTCCAGGTCTATTCTTCAACGACAGTGCTCAATTGCTACAGGAGTACCTCAAGGTAGGCTCAGGTCTAAAAATCTAAATGTAAGTGAGTGGGAACGAGTAGCCGAATGGTGGGCAGGTCGTTTTACTCGCGGTCAAGAGCTTCTTTCAGAGTATCGAGAACATAGAAAGTTTGAAGATTTTCATAAAAGACTTACTACAACGTGCGAGCTAGATCCTAAGAAACAGCTTGATGTTATTTATGATCCTTCTCTTACTCTTGGTAAGATTCGGACAGAAGTTGAGATGAAAGTTAAATCTTCTATGGATATTGGTGTAGTTATTGTTGACTATATTAACCAAGTAAAAAGATCTAATATACCTTCGAGAGGCGGACAATACGATTGGACTGAACAAATAGAAGTTAGTAAAGCTTTAAAATCAATGGCACAAGAGTATAAAATACCTTTCTTCTCTCCGTATCAAACAGATGCAACAGGAGAAGCAAGATTTGCAAAAGGTATTCTTGATGCAGCAGATGCAGCATTTGCTCTTGAACCTTGGAACCACGAAGATGGTTGTGTAACTTTTAAATGTGTAAAAATAAGAAACAATGAGCCTATAGATTTTACTTCTACGATGGACTGGCAAACCCTTAAAATGGGGCCAGAAAGTGCTCTTACGCCGGATCAAAGAGAGGCATCTGAGCATAAAACCGGAGAAGAAATCCAAGATATCTAAAAATAATTCTTGACACTCCCGCTGAATTGTAGTATAATATATACTTCATTGCGGGAGTTTTTTATTTATGGGAATGATATATGGTTCAATTAGACACACCACATCTGGCAGAGTTAAGAAGAAAGTTCAAAGAAGAGCTAAGAGAGTTATGCGGGCGGTTTCCGTTGACTCTACAGAGC